TACCTCTACTGGGTCCTTCTTTACGTGCTCCCAGTTATTACCTACCCACTTCATGGCTGCGTGATACGCAGAACCAATGAGTAACGCTTGGGACGGTGCTTCGGGTTTGATGCCGTAGTCCATCGCTCGATATTTGAACCAACCACTCTTCGGGCAGGTACGAAACGCCGTAACACTACTATGCGTCTCGCCATGCGAGATAGCTACTTCAGTAGTCAAATGTGATCCCTTCTGTCCCGAGAGAGCAAGTCTCTCAGGGCTTCTAATATACTCCTCAGGTCTAATAGACGCAAGAAAAAAGCTAGCGGTTTTGTCGTTGTCCGACGAGCCGTCTAAAAGTGTCCATGAAGTCGCGTTGTGTCTTTAGGCCATCAAGTACGTCGCGATCAAGGGTCTCTCGGGACACGAGGTCTACTACCCTGACGATTCGTTTTTGTGGCGGTCTGGATAGTCTACGGATGGCTTGAAACCGTTGCATGGCAGTAGGTGGTTGTGAGTGGAAGAAACAATGGCGCGCCTCGTGGGCATGCCACCCGGCGGTCTTCGCACTTTGACAAACGAGTACTGCACCTGTGGTCTCGCGCCATCTCTGAAGTAGCTTGCCCATGCTCTCAGTCATTCCACCTACAGCGATCATCACCGGCCGCCCCGTCTCGGCGGTTATTACCTCCGACAGTCCAAAGATTTCTGGGCGGAACCAACCATAGACGATGATCTTTTCGTCGTCTCCTATGAGCTTTATCTGATTCACGAGTTCCCTGGTCTTTGGGAATCCTGGATCGAACTGTCCCTCGAACACACCACTTGATGCTTGGAGAGTCCGAAGGTACTTGACCCCAGCCCCTAATATTTCTTCTTCTCCACTCTGCCATTCATCAACGATGAGATCGTACCTCTCTTTATCTTCGTCTCGTAGCTTGACTGAGATCGTAGAGTACACAGGATCGGGGACTCCTGTGTATCCCTTGATGTCTTGGTCGTGGGCAATGGAGCAGCAGGACGAAATCTTTCTAGCAACTTCTTTGTCGGCTCCTGACCGAACCAGCCAGCCGAACCCCGCTGGATGTGGGATCATGTAAGTGTGATTGAACCCACTCGAACTCTTCCCCAACGATTCCCCCAGGTCCACGAATCTGACCAGGGAGAACACATCCTTCAGGGCCTTTCGTGTGGGCCAAGGGGACAACACAAACCTGTGTTTGGCGTCTTCCATGTAGGTTTGTACGGCTTGAGTAGTCTTCGCCGCGGGATTTGATATTCTCCACGCCTCGTCAAGAACGACGGTTTTGAATCCTCGGGATGCAATCATCCCACGAGAAGCATAGAAGCTCTCATAGTTGATTACGCATACCCCTGCACAGAGAGTCACTTCATGGGCACGCTTCTTTGCGCTAACCGCTACCGCTGTGCGTACTCGCACACCAGGTAGCCACTTTTGCATCTCTACAGGCCACACTTCGTATTGTTCTACAACCGTAAGGATCAAAACGGGGTAGGCTTCTCTGCCTAGTTGCTTCAAGATTTCGCAGATGATCCGGCTTTTGCCTGAGCCTGGGGGATGGAATATCCCCGCGGAGCCCCTATGAATCCCGAGGGTTATTGCGTCTTTCTGGTGAGCCCAAAGCGACACGTAATTTCTCCCGTAGTTCTCCGACTTCAGCCAGTAAAGACGCCACTTTATTTTGGAGGGACTCTAAACCATCCTGCATTGCTAAGTAGGTCGCCCGAGGGATGGTAATGGTTTCTGGCCCTCGAAGTTCTATGAGCCCGATCAACTGTGCGAGTTCTAGTTTGTCCTCTGTGGACGTGGTGTCCAGCTTCAAAGCACGTTTGGCCTCCTGTAGAACACGCGGGGTCGCTGTTCCCCAACCGCGCTTAACAATTTCTTGCAACACGGCTACTAGGTTGGGGGGGGGCACGACAGTCCTTGGAACAACTCGTACACTTTTTCTTCTTGTGGTTCTACCTCCGCCTCATGTTCTTCCACAATGCGGAGTAGCTTATCTGCGTAAGCTCTAGTCATGGGGTCGTCTTTCGCTGCGCAAAGAATATCTCTAAGACGTACAAGGTTCAAGCAAGACTCCTTTTGTTAGGGTACATCAGACCATCACGCCACGGCGAGGAGTGATTCCGGCGGTTTGGATTTCAGGCCCTGATAGTTGGATTTTCCGCCGCACAACTTGGCCCATGTCGATCTTCACATCTAACGTGGAGACCCTTCGTTGTACCTCCAAGCGATCAATCTGCTGAAGTTGCGCGCCCCCGATCAGTTCCTGAAGTGCCTCGCGGGTTTCCTTGGCAAGTACCGGGCAGTTGGCCAAGTTATCAAGCATTTCTAGCCCCCTCATTGAAAGGTCTTTGGCTCTTCCAAGAGGAAGCCGACCGAGTTGATTCTTGATTCGATCCACCCAGTCTGCTACGTCCACGGGGACTTCGGATTCGATGACGAACTCCGTTACGGTGACTCGAACATCTTCCCGCGTGGCCAACTCCGAAAGGAGTTTGGTACCGTCTCCGCTGCGATTGAGAATGAAGGTTCCGGGGATAGGTCCAGAGACGAACCTCTCCCGAAACTCCTTCCGAATACGGGCGTCTTCTGCCTGACGATCCTTCACTACCGACGCACTGTCAGCATTGATGAAATGAGTACCCAACCCTCGAATGATCTTTTCGGACTTGATGATGTCCAACCCCAGATCCTTGGGGCGGTTCTTCTCACTCTCGTGTTTGAACGAGATAGACAGATGGCCAATGTACATTTATTTCCCTTCTGTTATAGTAACCGTTACTTCTTTTTTACGGCCCCTTTGCCTTTACAGGTGGGGCATACTACCAACGACTTCCCCGTCTGGACAGTTTTGGCAAAAGCTCTCCCAGTTGTTTCGTATCTACACATGAAACAGACTACTTTATCGTCATCGTGTAGAGCGACACAGTGTTCGTATGAACCTTTGGGCGCCCCATAGGTCCAAAAGTCCCCAGCTTTGGCTCTGCACTTGGGACACTTGAACTCCTTGATCCGTGGTTGATATGTGGTGTGTTTCGTAGGACAAAAATGAATATGCTTACGCATGGATGTGTGTCCCCTCTCCGTGGTGGTGATCTACTCCGGCAATGTGTCTTTCTTTTACTGTCCCTAGTGTTTTGGCCAGGGCCAGGGTCAAGTCCGCCAAACGATCCGCGTCCACCTTTTTGGTGACGCCTTCGGGCAAACGAATCGTAGCTTCACCATCTCCTGAAAACTCGATTACGAATTTCTTCATAGGATTTTCTCCAAGTATGTATGTTCGGTGGTGCCGACGGCGCGAAACAGTGTGCAACACGAGTTACATACCATGTCTCCATCGTCACCATCCCAAAGGACGAGGCCGTCACAGTGTTCTATGGGGCATGGAATCACTGGGACACCTGTACTGTTAGCTTGTTTCCATCGCGCACGATAAAAGCTCCGGGAGCCAAGGTGAGTAGGGCCGTTCTGGCTTTCAGTACTCCGGCTTCTATCCGTACTCTTCGCGCGTCGTCAACTGACAACGATCCCTCAAGAGGTAGTCCTAAGAGCCTTCGGGCTTCTTGATTCGTTCGGGTGTTTTCAAGAATGACTATTCGTGTGTAGCACGCCATGTCTTTCCTCTCAGCCGACCAGAGTTTTCCGGCCGATGGTTGCAGGTTCAAATTTTGTATCAGAAGCACTCACTGTCCGCCCACGAGCCCAGTCCTCAAGGGCCTTGATCTCAGTGCTCATGGTCTTGGATAGGGGGACAGTCTTATGGATTGCGGCCAGTACGTCTGTCTCGGTAGCCTTATCCCCACGGGCGAACGCGGTGAACATGCCGTCAATTACGACCTGTTCAATCTCTGCGCCTGAGAATCCCCCAGATGCCGTAGCCAAACGGATACTATCTATAGACAGGTTTCGTTTTGCCAGATGGACTTTGAAGATTTCTGTTCGATCTGGTTCGCTTGGTAGTCCGACATAGAATATCTCGTCGAATCTCCCTTTGCGTAGTAGCTCAGGACGAAGTTTACTTACGTCGTTTGCTGTAGCAACGACGAACACGGGTTTGATTTTATCCTGCAACCAAGTGAGAATCGAACCGATCACTCGGGAAGATGTCCCTCCGTCCAACCCACCTTGAGAGCCGAAGGCTTTCTCTAGTTCGTCTATCCACAGGACGCATGGTGCGCATGCTTCAGCCGCGTCAATAGTCATCCGAGTTTGCGACTCGGACTGTCCCACCAAGGAACCAAACAATCTCCCTGCGTCCAGACGTAACAAAGGCAGCCCCCAAGAATACGCAATGAACTTGGACGTAAGCGATTTGCCGGTTCCCGGAGGTCCTAGAATCAAAACCCCACGCGGTTCTGGTAGTCCGGCCTCGCGGGCTTTGGGGTTGTTGAATGCCTTACCCCGAGAATCTGTCCATCGTATTAGTGCTTTTGACCCTCCTACGGACGCTGTGGTAGTCGGGATAAACTGCAAGGCCCCTTGCAGTCTGTCCGTGACCCTACGAGCCTTCTCATTACCAATCCATATGGGGTCAAGTGTTGTCTTCTCGATCCACGAACGTGCAAACAATCTTGCCGCCTCATGTCGAGGTAGCCCCAAAGCTCCGTAGGCCGGAGCATCTTCGGTACTCTGATCTCCTACAGCCTCCCGGAAACTGGTTAGTTCGGCCATCATCTCCGGGAATCCCGGTAATTCAGGGCGAACTATTTCCACATCTCCGATGATCCCAGGAGGGATGACCGTCCCTGGTTGTTCAATCATCACTAGCCTAGATGGACTATCCTTTTGACTCAATGACACTTGACGTATTAGTCTACATACCATCGGGTTAGCACCGAACAGTAGTAGCAGGTCAAGGGTAATGAGGAAGCCGCTTTTGGTTTCCAGGTCTTGTAGGGCGTCAAGGATGTTGGGGTTAGACCCCGAGATGGTCTTTAGCTCCCCTTTACCGGCGCTGAAGGCGGTCATCACGCTCTCTACAACTTGCAGAGTCAGGACCTCATCAGGGTCTTGAATGACGATGACCTTGGCTCCTGCACGTAATCTGTTAGCGATGGTATATTTCATCACGGCACCTCAGGGTCCGTGAAGGACCTCCCCGTGACATGGATGTATTCTTTGTGATCCCCGAATCGATCTCTTGATAGTAGAGGAGCGAATAGATCCGCAGTCACTACGTACTCCCCCGTGTTGGGGATTCGGTAGTCGCAGTTGGGGGTGTCTAGCAGCGACCTTGCCAACCTTATGGCGGTAGGTTGATCCATAGTGAGGTTCACTTTGAGGACCCCCAACTTTAAGGCTATGATTATGTGTTTTACTGACCCATCGGGGTAGTTTCCTATGGTTTGAGTTGTCAGGCTTGCTTCCATTAATACCTCCTATGTCCTATCAATACTTTCAACCGGCCCTTTAGCTGCTGATGATATTGTCCCTCATCAGTAGCCCTCCCCATCGCTGAGGGATACGACTGAGTACCAGTCGCCCCCGCGGGGCTCTCGTTGTTGTTGCATTCGGATGGTTTTGGCCATCGACTTGCGGTTTGGCCAGACCTGATACACCACATCCATACTGCTACTTAGAGGCAGGGACTTCGTAGCGGTTCGTTCGGGGTGCTCAGGCTGGTGGGTAAACGACGCTGCCAGAGAAAGGGTGTACTTCTTCATGGTTAGTACGCCTCTGTAGCCTTGATAGCTTTCAGGCGACTGCGGAGTTGCCGGAGTACTTGGTGGATGTCTTCTCTGCGCCGGCTATCTTCAGCCGGTTTTTCCGTCTGAAGAATCACGGTCCACACGGCCATCCAGTGCATGATCTCCATGCGTTCCTTTACGAGATCACGAAAGCCAATGATCTTGGCCATGACATTTTCCTTTCTTATTCCTTGATATTGCAGTTTTTTTCGTCGCAGATGTCGCACGATCCTTGATGAACCCCATGACTCACAGGTCCCAAGGCTGGTAGAAACTCCAGGGTGTCGGGGTCCTCACAACAATCCATGCAGAGGTTTGTGTAGCCTGAGATGTATGCGTGGGCATAGGTAATCACTTCTCTCATAGGGTTTCCTCACCGATCATGTGTAGGTAGGCTTCGATGAAGTCTAGGTCCCCGTCGCACGATTTGCTAATCACGTCCATGGATGCTTCGGAGAGCTTCATGTTTTCATCTCGGAACTCCACGGTCAATTTTGGAGCTTTGTCGCATTGGGTACACCAAGTGGTATTCGCGTCTTGTAGTTTTTGTTTAAGCTGATTGTTGGCCCATGACCTTTCTTCTGCCAAGTAGCTCATAGTATCGAAGGGATCGACCCACCGTTTGTCACCACATTCGTGGGTGCGACTAGGGGGGAGATTCACTAGACTCCAGGTGTAGGTCCCAGCTTGCATGTTTACGGGCATAATGACGGCCACGGAATCCGAACCCTTAAACACCAATGGGCCATCTGAATTGTTGAATTCAATATCCATGGACCCCCCGATGTCCAGAATGTCTATGAGAAAGTTGAGGTTATACGCCGCGAGGATTCGCCCAGTCGCAGTTGTCATCTCGGGCAACTGGGCAATCACGATGGGTCGTTCGGGTAGTTCACCCCCGCGTATCTTAGCCCCTTCCGGGGTAATGAATAGTTCCCCGGTGGGGTTCCCATTAGACGATGAGAAACTAGGGTGTTTTTTCAGGTCGGCCAGCACCTTACTTACTTGAGCCGCGTCTGTTACAGTTCCCTGGATCTTAAATTGGGTAGGCACAACTCTGTGAACATCAGGGAATTCCCCGTCTAAACAACGGGTTTGCAATTGGACTCCAGTAGCCGAAACACACAGTCCCACAGTGGTAGTTACTACCTTATCATTTTCTGTGACGGACTTGGTGATAAGCTGTAGCTCATCCAATCCGTACTTTATTGCTAGTTTACCTACCTGTGCGGGAATGATTGTCGTAGGATCTTGGAAGTCCTTTGACATAAACAGGTGCTTACCATCCGTACTGGCTACCCCTCCGGTATTCAGGTCTACGGCAATTCCTTGGAGGGCGTATCGCGATGGTTCCTTGGCAGGAAATCTCACGGCGTTACCCAGGTGGGTCATGCGTAGTTTTATCTTCTTAGACTCAGAAACTTCTGGCCAGACGGGAGTGGCATCCATTTGGACGACCTCAAGAGGAGCTGGTAGTGTGATCCCAAGAGTCTCGATGAGTAGTTTTCCCCCGTAGACTATCAGCGTACTTTTAGGCTTTAGAAACTTCGCCACGTTTTGTGGCAGAGCCCATGAACCTTCGATGTCCACGGAGATTTTCACCCACGTCTCAAGATCCGTGGCGTAAAGAAACCCGTTGCTGATCCACAGGTAGTTAGTCCATTGGTTCTTCTTCCCCGCGACTGCACCTGCGAGGGCTAGTTTGGTTTTCCAGTTCATCGAAGTCTCCTAGTTTATGAAAGTTTCAGCCGCCCTGATGGCGTTTCGATACGCTTGCCAACACATAAGGGATGGGCTCCATCTGAACCCATTTGGTTTAAGTTAATGTAAGATTGTGAGCTGCGAGGACGGCGCGTATGAGCACCACGTCTCCCCATGTCAATCCTTGTAGGGGTTTAATGTTGTGGAGATCCCCATCCACAAGCTGTTCTGGTAGCATTTCGATGATGCTACATACGTCGAGAGCTAGAGTCTCGGTGCTTGAGAAGTATTTTAGTTTCTCAACGTAGGCCTCTGGCCTACCTTCGGGTCTCTTGTCCTGTATCTTATAGACAGCGCACCGTGCTACGCCGTCTTTTCCACCTGGGTGTCGGCACGCTTTTACAGCTCTGTTGAGGGCGACTCTTTCTTCCATGGTGAGGATGATCTTTACATCTGTGAGTAGCCCCCGTGAACGGATGCCTACAACGGCAAATGCCCGAGGGGTCCCAAGGCAATCTCGTACTATGACGGACGTGATGGAATATTTTGGTGCGTGCATCAGCAAGCTCTTGAATTATCGTCCATTTTACCAGTCAAATTGTGTGCTGCCTGGACCGCTTGGATAAACGTGACATCCCCCCAACACAGCCCTGGTATCGGGGCTTCATTGAGCGGTCCCCCCACTGTAAGTTGGGAGGGAAACCTGTGGATCATGTCGGAAACTTCTACGGCCAGAGTCTCGCCATTGTTGAAGTACTTTGATGGTTCGACTGACACTTCGAGGCCGCCGTCGTATCTACGGTCTCGGATCTGAAACACTTTGGTACACCAAGCAATGCCGTCTTTCCCGTCGGGGAATCCAGAATTCTTTGCCGCTCGGTCTAGCTCCATCCGATGCTCCATTGTCAACACGATTTTGACATCTGAAAGACACCTCTTCGACTTGATTCCTACAACGGCAAATGCGTGAGGTACTCCAAGGACATCCCGAACTACAACGGATGTCAGATGGTATTTTGCAGGCTTCATTTATTCTCTCGATTCGTCCTTGAACTAGGTTAGAATGCTCCCGAAGTTTCGTCGAACGTCATGGATGAGAAATCTTTACTGGCCTCCTCTGCATGTCCACACGCAGAAGCGTAAATGGTTTTTGAATCGGGATAGTAGAAACATCTCTCCCCACGTTTGATCTTTTGTGTACACTCCTTGTGCATACACTGTCCGTCGAACCGGGCTTCGAGCCAATAGGGGGATCTGGATCTACGCATCTTTGGGTTCTTTTGAAACGCGGTTATCCCGTGGCCTCTCGATTCATCTTTGTAGCAACGCACTCTGCCAATGATTTGTCGTCGTAGTCGGTAGTTGGAATCACGGCAAGAATCATAGTTCCTTGACGTTCGCAGATTCGGTAGATCGTACCCGGACCAGGCCATTTATCTAATTCTTTGACGAAGAAACGATCCATTAGAACCTCCTCAGTTTTTGTCAAAAACGGCTTCCTTCATGGCTCCTCCGTTTTGCGGTTTCTATCCCAAGGTAGTCTTTCTTGCCCGGCAGGGACGTAGATGATTTCCCCCTCGCACCTATCCCTATCTAGGGTTCCTAGCCATAACCCGCACTTGATTGGGGGACACGTAGGGGTTAATTCATCAGTGTCCCCACAAACTTTGCATGTGGGGATGTACAATTTCTGGGCGGGAGCTACACGACAAATGAATTCGTAGAGTTCCTGTATTTCTTGGTCCCCTACGAAGGCAGGCTCTCCGCACGAACACCGATTACATTCCGCACAGGGGTATTCTTGACATTTGGAACACGAGTTATTCGACTCGTATAGCGCTGCGTCGATCCGTAGGTACAACAATAGCCATAGGCGTCTGTCGGTCCCATTCAAGGTGGCCCTCACATTTTCTTTGGTTATGGTAGGGCGAGCGGTCTTCAACAGGCGAACTATGTCGTCAACACTGAAATCTTTCATATTTACCTCTGTTGAAATGGCTCCCATCGGGTCTTCATTTCCGCGATCTTTTCGTCCGGGGCTCCGTGGATATTTTGGTACTTCCCGTTGGCCACGAGTACGGTGACGGGTACCTCGTGTTTGGTGGCCAGGTCCAGGTATGGCTGCATCTCCCACATTTGGACGAACGTATTTGAGACGATCACGGACTTACCCCGCCGCAACCAGTTGTCCGTCTGTCTTCGACACCACGCACGAGCCTTGGAAAGTTTGGGGGAATCAGAACCGTGTAGGGGGGACCAGAACATATCCGTCTCGATATGAACCGCACCCATTTTCAGGGCCAGTTCTTTGGCCTTCGTGCTTTTTCCCGATCCGGGGAGACCTCGGATAAGGATCAGTTCGATCATTTGCATCTCCCGTGGTTTACAGACATGAAGCCTTCCTCTTTGTTTGTAGCATTTGATACAAGTTTCCACGTAAGTACGCATTCGTCAGGTCTAGTGCGAGACCTGGACTTATGTAGTCCATCATGCAAAGATCAACCATTGCTTTTCGCATGTCTTGGTTGATCTCACACACCTGATGGACCCGGCGAACGATGTCTTTCCGCCGGAGGAAAGTTTCATCGAACACAGGTTCAAGCCCTTCCATGAAAGATACGTAAGCGGTGTTCACAGGTCCTCTGCCGGCAAGTCCGCGATGCAAGCATCCACCACTATCCTAACGACCTCGTTGTCCACCCCTCGGGTTTCAAGGTCGGACCCCACTTGCTTGATGCTCTCGATCAGGGTCTCTCGGTCGTCGATCACATACCCTGTGCGGGCTGTGTGGCCGTTTTCTCCCTGCCAGTTTGTAGAGTACGAGTACACGCCGTAAACAATTACTCGGCCGTCTTCATGCCGCCGCACTCGGATGTTCAGCTCGGTCGTGCGATTCGACTGGAACTCGTACTGACCATCGAAATCCTTGTGTTGCCCATGAGCTATGATGGGCCACTCCTCTTCTTGGATCTTTACGGGTGCGCGGTCTGTCAACGTGATCGTACGCTTTTTGGTTTCCATGGTAATGCCTTTCGTAGTGCCGCGTGGTTTAGCGGCGGGTTAACTTTCCTTCAGGAACTGTAGATTGGTAGTTGCCACATGAGATCCAGGACACGCCACCGGGCTTGCTCTTTTGTCAGGTCCCGCCCCAATAAACTCTTTCCGAAGCCTTTCGTGGAAAGACTCTTGGCTATCGTCTCCAGATACTAACCAGTCGATTCTTTGGGCGTAGATTTCTGCCTGCCTGAGAAATTTCACGCCTTCCCGGAATCTCTCGATGGTTTCGTCGGAATACCGCCCGTTATTGTGGGTGATCAGACGCTCTATCTCGCGGGCGATTTCGCCTATCTTGTACTGGTCGTAATCGAAGTGACCACCACTCATTGAATTCCCTCAAGGTCATACCGCAACCTGGCTGCGGTCTTGACTCGAATCTGCCGGCCAGTCTGGAGATTCCTACCGACCCAGCCACAGAGGTAGTGTGTCCCCTCTAGTTTGACGGGTCGGATGTCCCGGCCAACCCGAACGGCATACACATGGCCAAGCACAACGTTTTCCTTTTTCATCACTCTTCCTTCTCCAACGAGATGTGATACCGTCTCCCTACTGGGAGCGGTTTATCAGTTTTCTTATTTAGAGAGTTGTTGTTTCCTAGCTCATTCAAGGGCTGGACCACTTTACTTTCTTGTTTCCTTGAGGGCCGGACCACTTTACTTTCTTGGATGTATAGGGGAACCATCTGGACTGTCTTTTCAGGCTGCCGTTCTTTCAATTGTTCTAACTCTTTCCTCAGATACTTGATTTCATCGAGCAGTGGTCTCTGCGATGAACCCCCTCCGCAAACGACGCGGCAACAGTCCAGACAGTGTTCTTCTCTAGTCCGAAAGTTTCTGCATATCGGGTCGCCAGGTAACAGCCTATGGCCGCACCATGTGTAGTCCTGGTCCATTGACCTACGAGTCGTAGTCTCCGTCCCGAACGAACGTGACGAACTCTTCTTCGGTCATGGTTTCCCACTTCCTACGACCCGCAGCTTGGATCAACGGACCCTCTGTAATGATTACCGCTCGGAGGTTCTTCCCCAAGAACCTATCGATGGTATTCAGGAACTTGTGGTGAGTCTGAAAGTTGAATTCGTAGTCCACGAATGGGAGGACGAAGATCGGTGTGCGGTATTTCCTCCGTTGCCAGTCTCTTTGGAGGTCATTCATGACGAGCTTGAAGGTTGTCGGTAGGCCGACCCTACAGTTCTCGGCCCTGATGACCTCGTAGGCATACGGGTCTGGGTCCAGCTCTCCGGCACGTTGTCTGACGTTACCGTCGCATGCAAGCGCAGCGGTAGCCATGAGTACACTTAGCCTCTGGAGCGTCTCCATCGAGTCTCGTGCAGGACGACCCATCTCTACGAAGTCGTCGATATCTTCATCGTAACGGTCTCTACGGCCACTTCCGTAAGGGTCTCGGGGATCTCTGTTTTCTAGCATTGAGGCATATGCATCCTCGATGCGTACCAGCAGAGAAACCACGGGGTTCCCCGACTCGGGGAAATCAGAAACTTCCTCCAACGGGACCACTACGTCGCGAGCGATGTTTTCTGCTTTCGGTAGATACTTCATACATGTCCTCTCTTGTTACAAGTTTATCTCAAGGCCCCTGACTTCTTCGTCCGTGTTATCGTGGTCCCCCCACGAGGCCCAAGTTTGAGGGCATATTCGTAGTGGTTGCCTTTGGAGTCTTCGGCCCATGCCGACGAACCAATGCTTTCTTCTTTCCACCTACGAGTTATTTCCTGCCGCGCGGCAGTTCGCGCGAGCTTAGCCGTTGGAAACCACCTAACCTCTCCTCTCGATAACTTGCAAGCAAACATCTTGTCGTTCGCCTTTGCGAACTTTACCCTTCTCAAGATGCTTGGGCAGTCCTGATTGGTGTTGGATTTTTTCATTGTTAATCTCCGTTCAAAAGAGGCTTCCAGGTTTCTTTATTCCGAATCTCTGGTATGTTGTGGGTCAGAGGAGACCTACTATGACCCTTCGAGACGATGTAGTAACTCTGAACTCCGCCCTGTGCAAGCTGTCGGATGTTTGTAGTAGCCGTCCATCTGGGGCGGACTTCTCATGGATACGGTTGCCCCCGAGAGAGCGTACCCCTGTAGGGGAGTCCCGTCTGGTGCGCAACGGCATTGTAGTCTTCGCAGAGCACACCCTTCCCAATGGTGGGAATCTGTACTCGGAGACGGTGGATAAATGGCTCAACACCGTCCCCCATACGCAAACCTCAAGGCTTCTGGTGGAAGCAAAGAACCTTGTCTCCAAAGCTGTGTCCTTGGGACTAATACCCAAGGAAACCCCTATACCCCTAGTTGTTCAGCCGAAGGAAACAGCACCCACCAGAATTTCTGGGAGACTGCCGAGGAAGCTACAAACACCAGGTCCAGAAGATACTTCTATGGATCCCTAAGGGCCTCTTGGACTCGTGCCACACGGTGATGTGCAGCGGACTCTCTGATTGTGGCTTCGGTCGCGTCGTCGAGAGAGCCCGCGTCGTCCAACAGATTTGCCATGGCGCGGGCGTATTCCCCGTACAACACGGCTTTTTTCAGGGCTAGCTCCGCGTCTTTTAACTCTGCGAGTAGGGCATGTTTCCGAGCCTCGTTGCGGTCTTTCATGCGTAAAACGTCCATGCGTGTACCCTTTGCGGTAGCTAGTGGCAAGATCCCGGCTGAAGCTAAAGCGTCTTGGAGGCCGGGGGACTCCGCCGTTGGTAGGTTTGTCGATGGTGGATAGCCGAACGTACGTAGCAGCTATCATCATTCGCGAGACGGGTGAGCAAATCACCCGGTAGGTCCTTCCGGTTAGCGACCGCAGTTCTGATGTTGTGGTTCTTGTCCGAGGCTAGGAGGACGAATACCTCGTACGGCATGTTCCGCCGGTGGTCTACCCACCACGAACGATAGGCTGGACTTGCCGCCGCCAACGCGTCGGTCTCAGACATCGATGTGTCTAGGGCATCGGTTCGCCCTAGGACCCCTTCGCAATCTATCCAGGTTTGTGCCATCTCGATCATCTCCCGTATGGTCATCTCGATCATCTCCCGTTAGGTTGTCCATAGCACTCCTCAATGGTTGGTAGGCGACGAAGGACTTGAACCTTCAACCCCCAGCTTGTAATGCTGGTGCTCTAGCCAATTGAGCTAGCCGCCTATAATAAACGGGAGTTGGCCAGACTGTCATTAGCATGCTACTTTTGGCCGACTATTAAGGACTACCTAAACCGTTGTATCGCTTCATCGGCAGCTTTCGCGGCCTCTGTTGGGTTTTTGGTATGCTGTTCGTCAAACCAATTTCACAGCAACCATCTCGGCGGTTGAACCGTGGCCAACTCCCTATAAGCCTTTAATCATCCGCCTCTTTAGGCGGGTGTATCTTCCCCCACTATATGTGGGGGTGCAGCCTCATTCCATGCCTCCTTCGAGGTTGCCTCCGCAACCTCCATCTAACTACGCGGGGATACGGAATCTCTGGACACCAACGATCCGCCCTTGCTCGCGGTCTGGTTGGGTTAAAGCAAAGGCGGATACCTCCAGGCTTGCAGGTAGCCTGGAGGTTTCAGGCGGTCCGCCACGCCACCCTTCAACCACAGGGGTCGGCCTGCAACGGTCGCGGCCCTCGAGGCGTTCCCAAGAGAGTTATGTAGCCCTCTCAGAAACACTTTTGGTCGGCCGGCTCCGATTTGAACGGAGCTACCCAGATGCACGGAGGCTATCATCCCCGTGTTCTCAGCCGAAGTCCCAAGTGTCTCTGTTGAGAGGCAGAGGCGCTTGGGGTTGGGGACCATAGACGATTTTAGTTCGTCCTGGTCTCTGTCCAGGGGTAGGGAAGTATTCCCCATAGTAGGTCCGCAATCCATTGTTGCCCTACATAGCTCTTGTTCCTTCGCGTACTTTATCGCGTTTTTCTTGTCGCGAAAGTGCGGGTGGTATTCATGGGGCTGAATGGGATTTCTCCCATCCTCCCAGACTAGGAAACTACCACAGTACGTGCACCTAGATATTTTGTACATTGGGCTCTCTCTAACGCGGTCGGGGGGATTACTCATCTCCCCGCTAAGCGTCGATCCGTTCGTTCTGGTCAAAGACCCATGCCTCACTGGCGGTCCAGGAAGACTTCGGCAAGGACTCGAAGTCCTCGCGGGTCATGAGGAACCCATCGTTGTCGGCCTCCCAGGGCCTCATGGAGACACCAAAGTTGGTGTAGTGGCAGTAGTTTTTCATATTATTTCTCTTTGGCTTCGCGCGCTACTCGCGCCTAGTCATCCTCCTGGCTTCGTCCGCTATTCGCGCCCAGCCGTCCTCTAGGCACCTGGGATCGTCAGCCACGATGCTAGCTATCCTCTCGAACAACAGCTCCTCGTCCTCGTCAGGGTGACGATGGCCGGCTATCCAACACCGCAAATGGTCTTCTGTGAATGGGTCCATGATCTTTCTCTCCTTGTCTTTTAGGTCGTCAAAGTATCTGTCCGAGTTTTCTTCCTCTGTCATAGCGTTATTTCGCGCCGCATCTTGACTCTCTTTTTCTACCTCAGGGGAAAAAGATAGCCTAATCCGCCGCTGCGCGCATCTCGTGCAGAATACACCGGACCCGACTAGATGTCTCACCGTCCCATCCTCCGATTCACAGTGATCGCTATCGCATTGCCAGCTATAATTCTTCATAGCTCATCTCCTCTGTCTCGCGTGGGGTGGTTGTCCCGCCCGATCAGTCGGCGAACACAGCCCCGCCACGGTAGATCCCCGACCGCTGGCGGGCGGCCGGGGCTAGGACGTGCAGCTCGAACTGGTTCACTACCACCCAACCTCGTGGGCTAGGGCTTCCCGGTCGGCCGGCGTGAGGCCAGGCGTGTAGCGGGCCATTTGGCCCAGCCACTTCCCGCCCGCCTCTCGGGCTAGGGACACCCGGTCGGATAACGCGATGCCGGGTGCGTAGCAGGCCACTCGGCCCAACCACTCTCCACCTGCCTTGCGGGCCAGGGCCGGTATCTCGGCTGTGGTCGCTTCCACCCGGCCGATGAGCTTGGCAAACGCCATCACCATCTCCTTGCAACAACCACTGGATATGGCGGACTTGACGGTGACGAGCATGGTACCTCCAGAACGACCCCTGCATGGGGTCGGTTGTTAGTTGTTATGTATCATGGAACTCGTTCTGCGAGCCATAGCTGGTCGGCCGATCAGGATTTGAACCTGACTACCCAGACACACGGATACACAAGTCCCGTGCTCTCGGCCGTAAAGAAGATAGATCCCGACCTCGAAGGTTGGGTTGACCAAGGCCGTCTATCTCGGCCCTACGGGGTTTGGTGGGCGGGAGTCTAACCCGCTTCTTCACTGACCCCATGACGCTAGGTGGGAGTCTAACCCACTTCTTTAGCGTAGGTTGGTCGGCCGATCTGGAATTGAACCAGATTCCTCCTAGACTGAGGGAGCTATCATTCCCTCAGCCCCGGCCGTGGTGCTCCCCATTGTGGTACAGAGAACCTACTGGGGAGCAAGTAGGCTCAAGGCTGGTCCCCCGATCCAGAATCGAACTGGACTTCATACTGGACGCCTCAATGGCGATCACCTAGTAGTAAGAACGCCTCCAGGAGTTCAGGGGTAAGTCTCCCCATAGTAGGATACCAGAGACCCTCTGGGAGTAGGAAGGTCTCAGGATATGGGCCAAGTCCGTATCACCTTACCCCACGGATACCATAAGGTAAGGATCAAACCGTTCTCAACTGAGAGAATGTCGTAACTGGGCTCCTCCATTGATCCTCCGTACAGTTTCGGTACATCTGTAGCGTTTCGAGGAACCCCCTCTAAAACGCTACAGATGTAGCGAAACGATACACTTGGGCATCCATAGTGTAGGAGCATCTATGGATTTAGGGAGCATGCTCCCAGATGCTCCCGTGCTCCGGGAGCATGCTCCCGATGTATCATCGTGTTCCGGGAGCATCCTATATCACTATTGGAGCATGTTTCCGATCTTTGGGGAAGCGCATCCACGGCGCTACCACGGACATCCGCGCACCAAAGCTCATGGATGCCCATTCGATTACGGGCATCATGGATTCTGTTACCTTGGACAGAACCAGGGCCCCATCTACCCATTTCATGGTAGGTAGAGCGTATTTCCACCACGGCCAGATGCCCGCGGGGAATGCGTCTGTAGGCTCTAACAACACATCCCCGGCACGGATTGCGCCACCTTCCAACATGGCGTTCTCGGGGATCTTACAGAGTTCTGTGATAAGTACTCTCCGCAGAGTATTTCTCAGGGACGTGGACGGCCGATGGTTCCACGTCATCATGATGTGGCCGTCTGCTGGACTCTTGCCAGCATCGCGGTCCGCCCGGACACGCCGTCCGTGTCTACGGGCTTGGTACTTTCCGATCATCCTTACCTCCCTTCATTATGATGTAGGGCTTCCTGGACGATGCGCGGTCGGGTTTCTAGGCTTCGACGGTCTCGGTCTCGATGGCGAACTGGTTATCCAGTTCCTCACGGAGCTTCCGGCATGCGGCGCTGGCCGCGGTACCGGGGAGCTTCTTCGACAGCTTCGTACCTTCGGCGTTCTTCGCCGAGGCCGTGACGGCCCCGACACTCCCCGCCGTGATGGTTTCCAGGGAGGTATTCTCTCGCAAGGCTTTCCCTGCGGTCGAAGCTCCGACCTTCCCCGACAGCACGATGCTGTCGTAAAAGGTCCCGGAGAAGTTGACGACTCCGCCCAGGTTCTCGAAGAACCTGGCGGCAACCTCGGAACGTGTGATCTTGGCGACTTCAAACATGCGGTCTCTCAATCTCCGTAGATATCCTTCTACGGTAGGTTGACCGCGCATCGTCCGGGAAACCCTACGGTCTCCCGGTTTCTACCCGAGGCTTCCCCCGTGTATGTTTAAGGGTACGGAGCCAGGGGATGATAATCGACAGGTTCCCCACGTATGCGAAAAGCTCATGGGGATGTGATTGAAGTAGACTGCAAACAAAAACACACAAGCGCGAACAGCGCAAGCGCGAACAGCGCAAGCGCAAGCGCAAGCGCAAGCGCAAGCGCAAGCGCAAGCGCAAGCGCAAGCGCAAGCGCAAGAGCAAGCGCGAACAGCGCAAGCACAGAACACCAGTCTACTTCAATCGGATTCGCGTACCTAACTTACCCGTCTTATCATGCTAGACCGGACTACGGGAATCTAGGAGACTGCCTTGCCCATGGTCGACTTATCCGCGTATCCTGTTTGTCAGGCCCTTACCTCGTTATGGTAAGGTGATCCATATCGACATGCGCATTATGGGCTGTAATCCATTTTTTCATTGATCTTCGATCCCATACCTTACATATCGTATTGATAGTATCGAAGATAGGGCGATCAACGTATAGCGCCTGGCGAGTATGTCCTTGACCGTCCATAGACGGTTAGCGGAACATGATAATCGGGCGGCTTAGCCGCTAGTCGATATTTGTGTCTGCCCCCGTGGGCAGAGTAGGTACCTACGTTCCTGGTTATCCGCCAGGGGGACGTTTATGGCCGGCACCGAAGGCCGTTCAAGGCTATGTCGCCTTGGCCTATGCTCCAGCGGAGCGTAGGCCGAGTAGACCTATGGTCGGACGATAATCGTGCGCCGTTTACCGCGCGGGACGGGGCCTAGGTGTGTGCGCCTGGTCTCTAGGATCGGTCGGTCGATCACTACCATGGCCTCACCATAAGCAAGGGTACGGGACTTCGCGGGCGATAGGCCCGCCTGGCGGGCTTGAACGTAAGCACCTATGTTTTTGATTTTCATGCTCATTTTTCAGACTACAACTTGCTCAGGTTTCAGACTGCAAGCGGAGCGGGCCGACTCGATGACCCCGGCGAGTCTGCCTCGAACGTAGATAGCCAAACGCTTTTCCTGTGGTGATCCGGCGATGATGATTCCATCCAGAAACTCCGCCAGAGACGTAACGGTCGACGCACTAACCTTTATGCTTTCCATTTGTTACCTTTTGTTCCTTGTTGGTGGGCGTGGGCAAAACCCGCCTATGACGCCATGTGTTACCTACTACGCATGACATGATGCGCCGGCCGCCCGGCGAGACATGCGTTAGTACCCTGGGTTTGGTGCTGATTGACATGCCCCTATTATAGAGTATGAACTACGATATAGCAACCGATAAATACTGGAAAATAAATATTGCGAGCAACGTATTGATATATAAAGACTTACGCGCACGAAATCGAAAGCGGGAGCGTAGGACTACATGAGGAGACTGCGGGATTGTGTGCGCAGGTAATAGGTTGACATATAAGGACTTAGCAGGGGAATACGGGATATGTAATCGGCATAACGTAATGGGAGAGTAAACGATATGCTGAATAACAATAGCAAGAGCAATGAGCGTGAGCGTGAGCGTGAGCGTGAGCGTGAGCGTGAGCGTGAGCGGAGCCGGAGCCGGAGCCGGAGCCGGAGCCAAGGCCGTGGGCGAGGCCGTGGGCGAGGCCGTGGGCGAGGCCGTGGGCGAGGGCGAGGGCGAGGCCGTGGGCGAGGCCGTGGGCGAGGGCGAGGGCGAGGCCGTGGGCGAGGGCGAGGGCGAGGCTACTAGCATACTGTATGCCATATATCGGCATACTATATGCCAGGGGGATTGCAAAATTTGTGGAATGTTTGTTGCTGTTATATGTTCTGCATCCTCCCCCATCCCATTCTATTTTTCCCCTTCCATCTTCCTTCATCTATTAGACATTAGTTTTCCCTTTCCTTCCCCCATCTATTAGATTATTCTTTCTTCATGTCCAATTGTCTTCTCTTGCAGTGTTCTCCTGATGGTTTCTCCATGATTCGTAGTCCTGCTGCGTGGCAGATTACGCAACGTCCTACATATGGCTTTCAAGTTGGTTTTGTTTGGGGTCCTTTACGCAGACCGTTTTCGTGGTCTAATTCAAATCCTTGGACTGAGAGGGCTGACTGGACTTTGAGGTTTCCTTGGGTTGTTTTGCCTTGGTTTCACATTTGGTTATGGCGCACGCACGGCGGAGTACCGGCGGATCACCCAGCGAGGTTTTACATTGGTGGTAAGTTGTTCTACGCCCACACCAGACCCGGTGAAGACGTTTGGCGAGATGAAAGACTAGATCCTTCTGGTTGGTATGTAGCCCCATCTGTAAGCTTCAGACGGGGCTGACCTGTCTCTGTTCGCCACCTTACCATCTTCCATCTATTAGATTTTTCTCTTTCCATCTATTAGATCCTCTGATATAATGGGGTCACGGAAATTGGATATGTCGTGGGTGTTATGAGGTCAGTTGACCTTGTTGTCATAGGAGAGAACCAGATGGTCAAGAATACGTTTGGGCGAAAGGTTTTCAGGTGGGCAATTTACAAAAAGACTGAAGGGATACCGTATCCAGGAGAATTTTGGGAAGACTGCAATGACGAGAAAGAGGCCCGAGAAATGCTCCTAAAGATGTATGGAGATAGCGAAGATGGGCCTACGCCATTTCATATTGTTCGCAGTACCCTCGAAGCACTGAAGATTCCCCGTGATACCACTAAATAGGTTCATTGATCTCTGGACGAGGGTAGGTGGTAGAGGGGACGCAAGGTGTAAGTATCAGGATCTAAAGAATCGTTATTCTGAACCCCACAGGAGATATCACGATTTCAATCACATCACGTATTGTTTAGGTGCATTTGACAAGGTGAATTATTTGGCTATTCATCCAGATTGCCTAGAGCTTGCTCTGTGGTATCACGATGCGGTCTATGATTTTGACAGAACCGATAACGAGGTGGCAAGTGCGGCCTTAGCATTGCAAGACCTGGATGGATCTAATCTAACTCTGTGTCAACTAAAACTAATACAAAATATCATCGAGGCCACAGATCACAAACCTTTGGATGATACCGTGGATTTTGACATACGACTTGGGGTGGACATTGATTTGTCTATCTTGGCAGCTCCCATCAATGAATTTAATGTTTACGACTCAAAGATCAGAGAAGAATATAATTGGGTTCCAGAATTTGAGTTTGTAACTAACAGGTCCAGGTTGCTTTTAGCTATGCTAACTCGACCTAGGATCTTCTTGACTGGTCACTTCATCCATAATTATGAAGACCAAGCTAGGGTAAACATCTACCGAGCAATAGACAGGTTACTCCAAACAATGTACAGGTTACTCCAAACTATGCATCGTAGATTACTTACCGAAAGCAGACCATCCATCAAACCATCCATCAAACCATCCATCAAACCATCCATCAAACCATCCGTCAAGGGAGAAACCCAAAGCGAACGAGCGTTGCGGAAGTTTTTAGATGCATGTGGTAAAGAACCGCCAGAAGACGACGGCGCGTCGTTCGGTAACGGGAGACCTGGAACGTGGAGTTTGCGAAGCAAGTCGCATCCAGAGTGGAATTGTGGAGGTTTTGCCAGAGGATCTACTATCGGTCAGGTAAGTGATGCGGATGAAGCTGTCAGATTGTTAGCCGCAGTTCATGGACTGATCCCTAACGATTTGAGGTACGCCTTTTGGAAAGACTAAAACATAGGATAGGTGGAGCCATAAAATGAACAAAGAACGAACGGTTTTGGGTCTTGGAAAGAATGGTAAAAGACTTGATGGATCACAGGACACAGTAGTGTTCTGGGACGACTTAAAGGACATACGAGACACCACAGAGTTTTACGAAGAAATCACCACCCCAAATTGGGATATACCCACAGTATACGCAAGACTACTAACTGGCGAATACGTAGTTGGTAGCGGGCATTCCACAAAATGTGGGACCGTAGTGAGCAAAGCAGTTTTTGATAGGAGTCTTTCCAGGGATCTTGCAGAAGCTAATGCTGGTGCCAAGCATGTAGCTAATTTGGTTCAGCGTGTAAGAAGTAACTCTAGGTAGCATTCAATGAGTAGAACCTGTATTCACTGTGGCCTGTTAGAGAGTGACCATTGCATATTTCAGGCGATGGTAGTTCCGCCTGGGTGTGTTTGTAATCCTGGTGAATGGGACCGCGAGATTCCTCCGCCGTGTGAGGTCTACGTAGGTACCCCGCCTCGCTGCTGCGATACATGTGAACACGACCAAGAGTGTCACCAAATAGGCTAACGGCCCACAAACCTTTCTTGAAGCACAGACCATTGATGATGGGGTCATAAAATGGACAAAACTTGTGCACCTACCCAACAGGCAGCCATACGTTGGGCGATGGGTGTTGTTCGCGACGCCAAAGAACAAGGAGCCCCGAGTTACGACGCCCGAGTGGCGTTGGCATCGGGGCACACGATGAGAGTCTCCTTTCGCGGGAATGAGCCCATAAAGACGAAAGTAACACCCGGATGGCCTACCCGCGGGCATGTGTTCGGTGGCCCAAAAGCGTGCAAGGCACTGTAATGAAACATAACCATTGGCTATGAGAACTATGTCTAGTCTGTACCTTTCCATTGACCTGGACGTTTTTGCTTGTGCTGTTGGGACTCACTTTTTGGTAGACAGGATGAAGCCGCACTTCGACCGGATCATGGGGGAGGTTGTGCGTCGGGACACCGCGGAGAGACGAGTAAAAGTTGTCATGTCCCATGAGAAACTGTTACCAGCGATCAACAGGTCTGGGTGTACAGAGCTGTGGAACGTGGACTACCACTCAGACCTGGAGAACGCAGTTGACACCATACAGGAACCCTGGCGGTGCGATGAAGTGGACTGCGGAACTTGGGTAAGTTTCGTTCACTGGCGCAAAACAGGTAAGTTCGTATGGGTCCAGCCTCATGGATCAAGCTGGAATAATAGAAACGAAGGCCGATGTGACTCTCACAGATGCCTACCCGACGGCAACCCTTTCATTCAAACAGACCTGACGGACTGGTCTCGGACGAAGGTACACAATCTGTCTATCACAATACCGTGGTCAAAGGTAACGCATGTGGGCATAGCCGGGAGTCCAGACTACACCTGTCTGGATTGTTTGAAGAAACTTGTCGCGGAGGCGTCACCTGAAATACAAACTTGGTTCAAGAGAAAGACGGTGTTTCTACGTGCGTCTCAATGGTTGCATACCAATTCAAAAATCCTACGCACACCGTGTCTTTTGAGTAGCGCGTCCCAAATTTGTTGACACCGTGAAAAGAGAGTGAAATAACCAATGGGTGAACAAAATAAAACGATATGTAAATACTGTTATCATTGGATGGGTATCGCGGAAACCTGGGTGCAAGGGGAAGGGATACACTTTGGTGTGTGCCGACGATACCCCCCAACCCGCGGAATAAGCTCACGAGAAACCGCAAGATGTCTGCCTGAAAGTACACATGCCGGGAATCTTTTTCCCGAAACCCCAGCGAATCAAACCTGTGGAGAATTCAAACAGAAAGCAGAAGAGGAAACTACCTAGAAACATCCCGCCGTTATCATCTGATACATCTATTAGATTTTCTTCTTTGCATCTATTAGGTCTTCTGGTACAATAGTCCCATGATAAATCTATTAGCTCCAGCGATGGGTTTCTGGGCATTTCTTCTTCAGGGCTGCGTGACGCATCGACTGAATGTGGACCCCGTGGGGGTGCGGGGCCGGTTGCTTTCTCCTGCTGGTTGGGTAGCCAGCAATGATCCCGCAGAGGTGGTGGGATGGGGTCCTCTGGGTTTAGTTGGGTACCCGCCTCTAACCATCAAGAACACGGTAGGCGAATCTCTGTTGTATTTCTGTACGGATACTAGCGGGATATTTCGGGCGTTTGTTTATTTTCCTGAGCAGGACGCCATATTGACGTTTGACACTCGGGTTGCCTATAGACTGTCCACCGATGAAGAGCATTGGTTCAAGTTGGCTTTGAATGAAAAGATCCAACTCGGGATGCCGGAGTCGTGGCTTTACTTATCTTGGGGCAGACCCCATGACATAAACAAGTCGATAGGCCCTTGGGGCGTACACAAACAATTGGTCTTCAGGGTGTACGGCACTACCTACTGGCCAGCCGGCAACAGTAGTGTCAACTACAACGTGTATAACGACCACTACGTCTACATTGAGAATGGTGTGGTTTCATCTTGGCAGGACTAGCTAAGAGAGTAGTCTACCTTTAGGGGTTTATGACGGGTGTACCTGTAGTTTGATGAAAGAGTCCATACAACTGTCGATACTTGTGATCCGGGATCCCATTGAGCCACGCGATGTACTTGCGAGGAGAAAGTGGTTCAAGTACAACCAGTTTGTAGACTCTTGTGTTTACACGAAGCCAGCTAAGGTGTCTAACACCCTATGGGAGCTAGAAATAGTTAGGACCATCTACGCAGATGCCTCCACCCAATAAATCGTAGGACCTCTTTATGCCGCATGCTCGCAAAGTTTACGACGCTGTGATTTCGTGTGGAGTGTCTTTGAGTCCTGTGACGATGACTTCCAGGCGAGTAGTTCAAGTCATCAGGGATCGCTATCGAGGTGGGGAGTCTGTCACGTCTTTGGCGAGGGACTACGGACTTTCTATCCGTAGAATACGGATCGTAATTCAAACCGTTCGGAAAGGCAGGTAGTAATGGATGCTGCTGACATTCGTACTGTACGTTGGTCCGACGGGGTGCATGAACACTCCGTTGTGCTGGTAAAGTGCGAGGGTTTGTAACGTTTCCAAGCACCCTGTAACCATTGAACTTCAGCAATAGGTACGCCATATAATGTCTACCAAGTTTGTAACAGGCGATTTGTTTTTCTACCCAGGTTTACGGGCTTGGGCTCATGGTTGCAACTGTTCTGGATACATGAGGGCAGGAGTTGCGGTAGAGTTTCGTGCTCGGTTTCCGGGAATGTATCAGGCATACCAAGAGGTATGCCATAAGAGGGAGTTCAAGTTAGGAAGTGTTTTTAGTTGGGGAGCTAGGGTCTTACCACGACACCCGGAGGTAGCTGTTTACAACCTTGGGACTCAGTTGACACCCGGTCCACATGCAGAGTTGTCGGCGATAGAACAGTCAGTAACTCTGATGACAAAACAGGCTTTGGATTCTGGTGTGGACCGGATCGGACTACCGAGAATCGGATCTGGCTTAGGAGGTCTAGTTTGGAGGGACGTGAAGGATGTGTTGTCTCGTATTGGGGAAAACACCGACGTAGAACTAGTGGTGTTTGAAGAGTACCAACCGATTGGCCCCCTGTTAACTAGCAAACATTTGCTGGACTTGGGGGTTGATGACTCTGAGGTGGCTAAATTTCTTTGTCGGTGGGGAAATGGCATGCCCGTATTCCGAGACACTTTCGACCCCCATTACTGGATAACCGCTTGGACAAAGCTGTACTGCGCAAAAGACGAAATCAGGACGCAGATGAAGACACATCAGGATGAGTAATCCCGCAGGTGGTCATATTAGCATTCGCAATGAGGACTGCCTGATTGGTATGTCCAAGATTCCAACGGAGTCTGTGTCGGTAGTAGTTACATCGCCTCCATACAACATTGGAATTTCTTATGGGGTGTACAAGGACGCGCTTCCTGCTGTTTCGTATGGGGTCTTTATGGATAGGTGGACGAGAAATACTCTGCGTGTGTTGGAGCAAGAAGGCTCAGTGTTTTTGAATCTTGGGTCCCGACCCCAAGATCCAGGATTTCCGTTTAGAGTATTGGATATTGTGACGGCTGGAAAAAGGTTTAAGTTGCAGAACGTCATTCATTGGATCAAGTCCATCACAATAGAAGACGATCCAGACTCCGAGTATGCGCGTAAGCCGCCTTTGTCTACGGGACACTTCAAGCCCATCAACAGTCCAAGATACTTGAATGACTGTCACGAGTACATCTTTCACCTTACCAAGACAGGTAATGTCCCTTTGGATCGACTGGCTGTTGGAGTGCCGTATACGGACAAGTCCAACTTGAAGCGCGGGACCAGGGGCAAACATGGGGACGTGCGGTGTAGGGGTAACAACTGGTTCATTCCCTACCCGACCATCAAAGAACGGAAGACCGACCGACCTCACCCGGCGAGTTTTCCCGCGAGGCTACCGGAGATGTGTATCCGTCTTCACGGAGTCGAACGCACGAAACTGGTTCTGGACCCCTTCATGGGGATTGGGTCTACAGCCTTGGCGTGTCAAAAACTAGGCGTACCCTGTATAGGTTTCGACATCGACAAAGACTACTGCGAGACCACCAAACACAGACTTGCCCAAAAGGACAGCGATATCACAGTTGACATCTATTAGATCGCAATGAGGATTGTTTGCCCGGCATGCTCAAGATGTAAGGAGGGGTTACGAAGTGTCTAAGCAAGGAAAATTGGCATATGAACGAGCGAAGAAGCTACTCAAACATGATCCGCAGAAGCGAAGCATGGTTTCCTTACAGGAGGCTGCGCTTTGGGATGTTACCAACGCGATAGAAAAGGCGCGGGCACTCTACGAGAAATACGACGCCACGGGGGATGGCACTGACAAAATGAACGCGCTTCTCATAGTAGCAAAGTGTTTTCGCGCAAAGCTACATAGTCGTGCCGACGAAGTTATGCCAGACATACTAGAAGGCTAAGTCACCCCCAAATATGGTTGACATCTAATAGATGGCATGGTAGCATCTAGCTATAGGCATCTACAAGTGTAGAGGGACTACTGGCACGTCGCCATACTTAGCCCAAAAGAATAAGGAATAACCTACTACGATGCATAACGTAACACCGAAGGTCTATTTGATCGCCAAGCCCGCAGTAATCGAAGACGGGCTAGCTGCATATCTGAGCCACATTGGGGCTTCAGCATGGAAGACTGATGCAGCAGAGGGAGAACGCCTGATTGAGATCATGGCCAGGGGTTGTTACCGCAGTTTCGGTGCTGGTCTCAACCCGAATGTCACCAAGGTCCGTGAAGGCATTGCGGACTACCTGGCCAACATCCTTAAGGTCAAACATGAGTCCGTGTTGGAACACGCTTGCTATTCGTTCATGTTCTGTGATGTGTCCAGAGTCTTTACGCATGAGCTTGTGCGCCATCGTGTGGGCTGTGCTATATCTCAGGAGTCTTTACGCTACGTGCGATTGGAAGACCTTGGACAGTGGTTGCCGGACTGCATACGAGATGACCCTGAGATGGTTGATCTGTTCAAGGATACATTCGAGCACTTGGAGAAACTGCAAAAGCAGATGGCGGAGCACTTCGGATTAGACGATCCTGGTAAACCGTTTGCCAAAAAGAAAGAAGTTACCAGCGCGATGCGGAGGATTGCGCCTATTGGATTGGCTACGAACATAGGTTGGTCTGCCAATATCCGCACGCTGCGTCATGTGATTGCCATGCGAACTTCTTTGGCTGCGGAGGAGGAGATCCGATTGGTATTCGATGAAGTAGCCCAGATCATGCAGCAAGAAGCCCCTCACGCCTTTGGGGACTTCAAGCGATCCGACGACGGGGAATGGACCACAGAATGAAACCCAAATTAAAACCAAAGTCGAAACCCAATTCTACTTCGAGTGCTTATATCGTTGCCGCGCTTGTTAAAGTAGGAGTGACGATTTCAAGTGTTAGCATCGACGGTAACTATGCCAGAGGCGTGATGATATGCAGGACAGTCAAGGGGTTCAATTATCGTAAAGCATCCTGTAGATATCCCTGGAGCACTATAAAGTGGTTCGCCAGTGATTCTGGGGGCGGGGATGGAGAAGGCAATGGGCAGTATAGTTTCCATATTGATCTCGGCAAACTACCGAAGACCGTCAGAAAGAAGATATTGAGTGCGTGGGCCGCCATAAATACTGCTGAATACACAACTGAGTACGCCAAGGCGACACGTACAAGGTTTGCGCACGAGGCAATGACTAAAGCGCAGGATGAACAATCAAAGGAGTGGGGTCTTAAGGAGATGCAGGAAAATCTATCCGCGGCGAATAAAAAGTTTTGGAATTTCTTCGCCGATGGATGCGGGTCGTAGCATACATAGTGCAAGATGCTCAAGGTAATTGGGTGTAGGGTAAGGGCGTGGTCTGTAATCCGAAGAAGAAGGGAAAGAAGATAAAGGTATGAGTCGTTTTCGTCGTGGGGAGGACAGAGTAGCGACTGGTAGACGCTTTTACGATCTGTTGTGTTATTGTTGTGGAGATCCGAGACAAGAGATTACCCGCGTGGACCTGGGTAACGGAGAATACTTTGAGTATGTATCGGAGCCAACGACAAAGCAGCTTTCGGACAGAGATAGACTCGCGGAGGAACACACAAATGGCGATCGCGTTATTCACTTATGTAATCGTTGTAGGTTTCCGACTGTACAAGACTACAAATCAGAATGAAATCTGGGCATGAACAGTCAATGTGAAGGGGAAGGTGAGGATGGACGGTTGTGTGGCGCCGTGTGGCCAGACACGAGACTTGTAAGAGCGACATCATTTGCTTGCGTGTCCTTGTGCGCACGCTGCACGGAGCGTTGGTTTGCATATGGATGGCTGATGAAGCCTATCCAATACGTACCTCTAAGAGATGGGGAAGTGGGGATTGAGGTATGAAATTGACCGCGGTGTTTTCGTCCCGCTACCCCGTCGGGAAGGAGGTCGAAGCATGAATGAGAACTGCGACGATGATGGATCTTAGGTAGTCAGAGAGACCATCAGCATGAACGACAGCGAAAGTAAGGTTGTGTATCGGCTGCTATGCCGAGTAGCTGGTGGCTGCGTGGGCACTGGTGGATGCGTTCTTGCATGAGAAGATGATGATCGAGGCATGAGGTATTTTCGGCGCATCACCGTTGTGCAGGTTGGGTAGGTGTCGTAATGGCAAGAGAAGAAAAATACGGCAAGGTTACGTTTGAGCACGGGGACATCCCTGACGATGAACTGGTGTTTGTACTGCGTGCGCAGGACATCCTAGCCCCTGCTACGGTAGCTTTCTACGCCATGCTCCGGGAAACTACTGTTGGGTGTTTTAAGGGCCAAAACATTGGTCTGCGTATACGATCCATCGCGGATGAGATGGCGAAACATCCCAGAAGAAAGATGCCGGACTAGGGGTAATGAATGCAATCTATTGAGAACATCATTTGTCCCAAGGGGGTGGATTTACTTAAGGTCGGGGTATGAAGCAACTTCGCAGCATCACGGTGGATCGGGTGATGTCGTGGTCGCCGTGTCCAGACTGGAAACGCAAGCGGGTGGTGGACGCTTTCGGCGGTCGTAAGAGCATGACGCCATTGGAGGTCCTCTCGTTGGAGAACGTTGAACCACAGGATCGTCTTTGGGTAGTGTTGCGTGAGGAGATCATCCCCACGCGCGAGCTGCGACTGATCGCGTGTTGGTGTGCGAAGCGGGCGCTTGATCGTGAGCGATCTGCTGGGCGCGAGCCTGACCCGCGGAGTTGGGATGCCGTTCGGGTAGCGAGGCGGCATGCGCACGGGCAAGCTACGGTGGAGGAACTTGTCGCCGCCTGGGACGCCTCCTGGGACGCCGCCAGGGACGCCGCCGGGGCCGCCGCCAGGGGCGCCGCCGGGGACGCCGCCGGGGACGCCGCCGAGTGCGAGAAAATCCTAGCGCATGTCCGGCGCGTGTTGAGGCGGCTGGAGGTCGAGGCATGAGATGCAATAAGATGTTCGCGTGCCCGCCTCTGGACGCGGATCGGCTGGTCCATCGCGACGCAGACGCAGCCATCGAGGCGTATCTCGACGGGGTGAACACATTCCCGGAGACAGTGCAGGTGCAGGCGTATGTGCCAAAGGAAATTGAGGAGGAGCACGTCAAGTGGATCGCAGACGACACGGTAGACTACCTGCTGGGCAGGATCGACGAGGATTTTGGCGATCCCGACGAGGCCACTGAGGCATCCGTCATCTGGCGGTCATTGGCGTTGGACTTCGTTCGGGCTGTCCTAGAGACCTATTATGTCGGGTCCTACGTCCCCCAGGGAGAGCCTGTGACGGTGGACGTTTTGGCGTGGATCTCAACCCACCGGCCCGACTGGAACCGTGTGGCCGAAGGGGTATGAGTAGGGATAACAACTATGAGTCATGTAGATAAAAAACAACTAGGATATGTAGCCCCGTGCAATGTGGTGGATCATCCCAAGCACTACAACGCCCATCCTTCTGGTGTGGAGTGCATCGATGTGGTCGAGCACATGAGTTTCAATCTGGGGAATGCTGTGAAATATTTGTATAGAAGTCCGTATAAACACTCCGATCCAGTACTTGATTTACAGAAATCTCTCTGGTATATTAAAAGGGAGATTACTCGGAGATTAAAAAATGGAACGTTGGAGGATCTATCCCTTGGATCGGAGATATTGGGTGTCAAATATGGGGAAGGTGATGAACGCAGAAACACTGCGTGTTCGGAAGCAGGTGATGTTAAAGAACGGATACATGACCCTGACATTCCCCCCCATAAGAGACCTACAACATACTTGCAAAACCAACAAGGTGAAGTGCCGATACGTTCACAGGATGGTGTTAGAGACTTGGGTGGGTCCATGCCTAGAGAATCAGGAGTCGTCTCATCTGAACGGGATTCGACAGGACAATCGGATTTCAAATCTAAAGTACGAATCAAGGAAAGCGAATCACCAAAGAATGATCCAACACAAAACGGACTACAACGGGATACGAAATCCAGCGGCGAAGTTGGCATGGGCCTCAGTAGACACCATACGAGTGTCGGGAAAGTCCGAGGTTCAGTTAGCTACGACGTGGGGGGTATCCCGTGCGACTGTAGGACGAATAAAGAGAAACGAGAGTTGGAATCCAAAATACAGGCCGTAGTGGACGCAATGCCTTCTAGTCTCCTATCGAACAGCATTCGTTATCTGTTTTTATCGGACCTTTGTGGTCGATGTACCGATAAAATAGGATCTATTGAAGACCTACAAAAAGCAGCGTGGTACTTGGCCCGAGAACTACAAAGGTTGTCGTGATGGATGAAAGTGATGTAGCCCCTGGCGACCTAGATACCGCCGTAGACTTCAAGTACTCTGCTTGGGGACGTACGAAAGACAAAAAGAAACGCAGGGGCAACCGAACCAATGGCTACGGAGAGAGTGGTGTACAACGTCTATTGCACAGACGATCTTCATGTTTGGATTGCGTGTTGATTGAAACCCCAAACCATATGACCATCAGGTTGTGCGAGAAGCATATGCAGGTGTGTAGGATGGCGAGTGGTAGATGAACGTTGTTTGGAAAGTTAGTACCAAGGTCTATATCTCTGGGCCGATCACTGGCATCCCAGATGGAAATAAAGAAGCCTTCGAGGTAGCAGAAAGGGTGCTGCGGGAAAAAGGTTACGCGGTATTTAACCCTCGGCGGCATGTCCCCCAAGGTTTGGACTGGGCAACAGCAATGAGATCCGCGATCAAGTTGTTGTTGGAGTGCGACGCGATCTATCTGCTGAGTGATTGGTCTCACTCTAAGGGTGCGCAGGTAGAGTACGGACTTGCAAAGACATTGGGGATGACCATCATATTTCCAGGGACAGAAATACGCGGTAGGTGTTGTTCTGCCCCGTTGGTACAGCGATCACAAGAATATCCTGATGTACGTCCGCTGTGTGCTGTGGCGGTTGGAGCTTATATGAAAACCTGGTTTAGTTTTAATGGTTATCAGGGCGCGTTCGACATACACACTACCGAGGCCGAGGCCAAGAAGGCAGCGAAAGATGCGCTCGATGGATGCAGGCCAGCATATCCAGACGATGGGTGGTCCGACGATGTTACGGAGAACATCTACTATGGCAGGATCGTTGGTCGAGTGATCGAAACAATGCACAAGGAAGTCCCTGTTGGTGTGACGGTAGACGATGATGGGATAGGATCGGATGGCGTAGATTATAGCGATATCCCATCCGGGGTGGATTGCCTAGTAGATTACGAGCTTTTTTCCGTAGATGGGTCATGTGTGGGTAGGGATGAGGAACTGCGCACCCGCATAGACCGGCTGGAGTCTATCATCTGGAAGAACCGCGACGCGATAGATTGGTCCGGGTTCCATGATGAAGAGCAAGCGATGCTGCGGGCGTTGCGAGGATGAAAAGCGTTATGACCGTCATCGCCGCCGGTGTCGGCCCACATGCCGTACAAATACGAGGTCGTGAGTAGGTAAACCGTCACAATGCAAACATCTGACAACTCGGCATTCGTTGAACATATCTGTCTTCTTGGTCAACTACATGAGAAGATCCGGTGTGGTCAAGGGGACTCGGCAGAGGCGGACGCCATCCGTGATCTCATGGAGCAGTCGTGGCGATGTCTCTCCCCTCACGTACAGATGATTGTTCGAGGTATGAGCACAGACATAAATAACCTGCGTTTACAAAGTCGGTAGTCTCAAAAATGGATTTAGAACGTCTTCACGAAGTGCAAGCTGACCAGCTTGCGTTACTTATTTCCAGAGGAAACACTCCTCAAGATGCAGGGCGCAAGCTAAGGTTCAATCGTAAACACGTCAAAAAGCTACTTGGTATTCTTCGTGACCGTGCGGAGATGCCGGCGGTTGATCCTCATACAGCCTTTGCAGCCTACACCGCACATACCTCCCCAAGTGTACAGAGATTGAAGAAACTCTTGGACACTACCGATAGACTCGAAGCCGTGGACCCGGAGTTCGACACTGAGGTTACGGATACTGAAGAGTCTTATGAGGAATCGGGGGATGGAACTCGACCTATCAAGCGGGTCCGTAAAACCGTGAAGGCTGCTTATCGTGGTGGGTTGAATCCTGCTTTACGCCTTCAAGCCATGCGAGATTTGGCAGAGCATGCCAAGACTTGGATCGACATCGCGATTCAACTTGGAGTAGTTCAAACTCTCAAACCTCAACCCGCACAAACTCACGCGCACCTGCACCTGAATAAGATCGACGTGGACATGCAGCAAGTCCTCATTCAAGCTGTTCAGTCAGGGGACACCAGTGCTCTTGAGGCCCTGGCGCGTGGCGAAGCCCCTAAAGGAACAGTAGACCCACCAACACCGGAGGTAAAGTGACGAGCGACCACCAACTTTTTGCTATTCAGATTGAAGACATTATTCACAGTTTGAAAACTACTACAGTGGACATCCCTCAACAGGCACGCCTGAATAGACTCCGGGCTGTACAGGATCAGATCAGCAGGTTGTGTCAGGCGCTTATGGCCTCGCTGCCTAGAGATGTCGTGTCGAAATAGTGTCATCCCAGATTCAAGCTATAGCTCAGGCTCTTCTGAAAGAGTCCGACCCTCACGTCAGGCGTCGGATGATGGAAACCAGTAGTCGAGCGATCTACCTACCTCCGATCAAAGAGTTCATTACCTCACCCAACTATGCCAACTCCAAACTATGGCCGGCAGTAGCTAGGTTGCTTGAACTCATCGACGATCCCAGGGTGAGAGAGTTCTATTTGGAACTAGCCAAAGGCAGCGGGAAATCGAGTGGGGCTGCGGCAGGTGTAGTCTACGCCGCTGCCAGATTAGCAGCCCTCAAAGACCCCCATGAATACTTCGACATTGGAAAAATCAAACCCATTACATGCCTTACCTGTAGCACCAGCGAAACACAAGCAATCCAAACCATCTTCGCGCAAGTGAAGTCTTGGGTCCGACAGAATCCATTTTTCATCGCGGCTCACCGTATGTGTGCCGAACGAGCGGAATTCCCTTTTAGTCCTGATGATCCCAAGTATCCAGCGTACAAGATTCACACTACGGCCATCACAATCAGGCACTCTCCCGTATTCCCAGATGGACAGATTCAGATTCTCTGTGGTCACGCCAAGAGTGAGGGCATGGACGGACATGATGTGTTCATGGCCATCATTGACGAGTCCAACAAACATGGACTATCGGAGGAATCCCCCCAAGCACAGAAGTTGGAGACTACTTTCAGGACCAGCGGATTCACCAGGTTTCCTAGCGATTACAAACTTGGGCTCATATCGAGTTCGGTATCTAAGCAGAGCCATTTGCGGAAAGAGGTAGACCGAATCTTCTCGGCCTCTCCCCCCCAGCTATTGTTTCATTGACATCTATTAGATCGCGTGGTAGGATGGATTTGTGACTGAGTTTCATCATAAAGCGGTCCGACCTTTGGAGCATGGGTGGGTTCCTGTTCGTGATAGGGACAGAGGAAACCGCTACGACGAGGCTTCGGAGTCTAGCCCAGATCGAGACTGGAAAGACCGGATGATTCCCATCTATGCTAGGCGGATGGAAAAAATCATAGATCGTTACGGAGTGGACATCCCGGCTTCTAACCGATTGGTGTGAATTCGTGCAGACAATCCCTATAAAACTAGCGTTTCATGATTGGGTACGCGACGGGAAGAGTATTTACTCCACAGAGGAAGGCATTGAACTCAGCCTTGGAGATTTTCATTCAGGAACAGTTTTCAATGGTGCTATTTGTTTGGACGACAACGGCATCCAAGAGATCCAGCGGGCAATTGCCCGGAAGGAGTACCCAACGTTCTTGATATTCTCACTTACGGTAAATCCGTAGGCTTACACTAGAAGCCTATGTCGATGGATAATTCAGAGCGCAAAGCTCCTACGGGATTCATCGGTAACGTAAAGAGCAGAGACAAGATGGATCTGGGTTGGCAAACCCCACCCGAGCTTCTCTACCCTGTGGCTACGTACTTCGGGGGACAAATACCTTTCGATGTGTGTACGACGAAGGACAACCCCGTCAATGCAGCAGAGTTCTGGACTCCTGATGTTAACGCCCTGAACTGCATCTGGCCCGGCAGTTGTTTTTGTAACCCACCGTACGGGAAATCCATGAGAGCGTGGGTTGAGAAAGCGGTGGAACAATCATCCAGTGGTACTGAGATCATTCTTTTGTTATCCGCGGCTAGGTGGGAACAAGGGTGGTGGCAGGAGTTCATCTCGAAGGCTCGCCATGTATGCTTCATCCGAGGTCGGGTGAGTTTCATTCGCCCAGGTACTGGTGATCGGGTAAGTGGAAATACTTATGCGAACATGTTTGTCGGCCTGGGTATTCGACGACAAGATGATTGGGTCGAGGCTTTCAAACAAGTAGGGCTCTGCATGTATTGGTCTTCATTGAATGATGTTCCAACCCATACGGCTTATCAACAGTACCTTAAGAGAAGTTGATGAACATTTGTCTAGTGTGCGTGACCTACAACGGTCAAGACCGGGTGTCTCGAATGCTAAGGTCTCTACCCAACCCCAATTTGGCTGAGAAGTATCTGGACGGGGGGCCTGACCATATCGTGGTGTATTCAGATGGAGCAAACCCACCCTGCTTGGACTCATTAGAGATATCATACAAACTACGCTGTATAGACGGTGGGGATAACCGCGGAGTAGTTGAAGCCTACAATCGAGTCCTAGTAGGGTTCTCTCATAAGATTTCGTTCTTCAGGGACTTCATCGATGAAGCCTGGATACTTTTGGTAGACGATGATGTCGTGTTACCACCCAAGTTCTTCTATGTTCTCAGAACTCTCATCTCTACTCTTGGAGATTGCGTGTTGTCGTGGAAGAGCACAACTAACCCGCCTGAAGTCCGTGGTGTAATAGAACTCGCAACCGAACTGGCGGGCTATACCTTTGCGTTTCCGTACAAATTCTTCTCACAACTAGATTTGGGGGGTAAAGGAGCATTTGATAGCGAAAACTTCCATCACTACTGCGGGGACTCCGACTTCGCCCGTAGAGTTATGCGCGATCTACATCGCCCGTGTTATCGGGTACACTATCCCCTGGTGATCCATGAGGAGCACGCAGCGGTAAGGGATAATCCCGAACTATTAGGCTCTGAGTGGGCAGTCCAAGATCGATGGAACTACAAAAAGAAGTGGGCCGACGTGAAAGAACGGGATCTTATCCGGTCCTTGCTAAACGGAACATTACTGGACCAGAAAGAAGGTAGTCTATGAGCGACGGCAAGTATTCGTTGGATCAAGTTATGTCTGTGCTTGGATACGGACTCAACAAGTCCACTGACCTGTACGAACAGATTGGATTATCTCGAATACCAGTTGGGACTAAACTCATATCGAGGGAAGTCATTGAAGACATTCTGGGTGCTACCTCTTCAAATCCGATTGGTGTAGTAAGGACATTTGATTGAGTCGAAATGTTTATCTTTGGGATCAAGCGGTACGCGCTACGACCAATCGCGCTCTTGCGGGCTCGTGGTATAAAGGTGCCCTAGCATACCTAACTAACGCAGCTAACCCATACCGGCGCGAACGCGAGACCAGCGGAGGAAATACTACATTTGCTAGAGCGTCCTGTCGTGCTTGGGAGAACGGGTACGCATTTGCAAATAAGCATCCTAGGACCAATAATTAAAACAGGTGCATATTTTGTGATAGCCCGCTAAGTAGTCAGATGAAAACATTGCAAAGGATTATGGGTTAACGGTAAAAGAACTCCGTAAGCAGAGATGCAAAATACCTTAACATGTTGTGTTTGAAATCCGCTCAAGTAGGTCAGGATCTACCATCCTTCGTCATACCTGTCCCGTCAGAGCTATACGATAGTATTGTGGGCAGGAGATCGTTTTTCATAGGAGTACTACGGGACATTGCCAAGCACTGTGGTGAAACTGTTTTCCCGATGATATTTGAATGTCCCAAAGGTTGCCGGGCAGTCATAGAGTCCCCCGACTCAATTCCCATCGATGACGTAAAGTGTCTACATGGGATATTCATCAGATTCGATCCTTTGGAGGGGTAACATGCTTCATGATCTCGCCAAGATTATAGAAGACGCTGTTCGTGCTGGTGCTGCTTACGGAGATAAACGCGGTCGGCCAGGTCCCCACACGGAAACTTTCGAGGATGGGCTGTTGAAGGTCATTGATCGGGTGCGTGAACGATATATGGTGCAGCCTGCGCCTGGCATGGAATACGTCCATCGAAACGGTTGACGTAGATCCAGAAACTCCTGCTACGTCTCTGAAACCGGAGTGGTTTTCGTCCAGGTACGCTATCCACGAAGGTCGATTAGCTGTAACCGGACCCTTGTGGGAATTCAACCCCAGGTTCACTTGGGATCTGTTTCTAACTGCGTATCGACGTAATCCGGTAGAGGCGTTAATCAACCTAGCCAGTTACCCACCTACGAAGTCCAGGATCAAGTTCTACACAGACATCGAGCGGGTACGAATGTTGGTGGACAAGTCTCGCAAAGGACACCCTATCAGGGAGGATTTGTCCTTTGAGAATTGGTTTCGTCCGAGACCTATGGCTAGTTACACGATGCACTTTGACTTGTCGGAGGTAAAAGACCCTACGGCATGTGCCTTGGCTCATTGGTGTCATCAGTCCCAGCGGGTGTACCTAGACTTCGCATTGGAGATCCAACCCACTCCTGGAAACCCAGTACGCCTGAAGTCGATGGAGAATTTAGTACTGGCTCTTTTGGACCGGGGGTTTGACATCAGACAGGTCACTATGGACCTTTGGGGTTCTGCTGCGCTCAGACAAACTTTGGAGTCTCGTGGAATTGTAGCTATGCAGTACTCCGTAGATAGAACCACGGAAGCACATGAGACTCTGCATCATGCGATACACACGGGTCTGTTGAGTTTTTATCCCTACGAACCCCTCCTTGTTTGTTTGGATGACCTGTACTGGTCAAAGGGTGGGCGAAAGATCGACCATAGACCAGGTGGTAAGAAAGACGTAGCTGACGCGGCCGCGGGTGCGGTGCTGTGGGCTCTCAAACTTGAAGGGTTCAAAGAAGTCCCAGACATCGAAGTCCTATCTCTGGAAAGAACCCCGTCAGACGACGAAGACCTAACTAATGACGACCTCTTGGAACTTCGCCCTATCCCCAAAACGTCAAGAAAACCAGGGGAGAACCCAGAAGGCGATGAATACTACGTCGAAGGGGACGACATGGATGAAGTCGATACCCTCGATGAAGACGATGACGGCTTGGCATACTGACTACCAGAAGAAAGTGATGAGGTAGTAACGTGCGTGTCCTAGTTGCCTGTGAGTTTTCCGGCGTCGTCAGGGAGGCGTTTCGTCGGCGTGGTCACGACGCTTGGTCCTGCGATCTACTCCCGTCCGACATTCCGAGCGGGCAACATTTCGAGATGGACGTGCGAATGCTATTGCAGGGACCGCACGTTTGGGACTTGATGATTGCCCATCCACCATGTACCCATTTGGCCGTGTCTGGGGCTCGCTGGTTCAAAGAGAAACGAACTTTACAGGCCGAAGCCCTTGACTTCGTGCGAATACTATTAGATGCTCATATCCCGAGAATCGCGGTTGAGAACCCGGTTAGCATCATCAGCAGCCATATACGGAAGCCCGATCAAATCGTGCAGCCGTTCCACTTTGGCGATCCGTTTAGGAAAACGACATGCCTATGGTTGAAGGGCCTACCGTTGCTTAAACCGACGAACGATCTTGGAACTGGTGAGCAGGCGTGTTGGCAGGAATCGCCGCGCCCTGACCGTTGGAAGCGGCGAAGCCGCACATATTCAGGTTTCGCAGAGGCGATGGCCGAGCAATGGGGGGCTGATTTGGTAGGTGCGGGGTAGGTGGTAGGATACCCCTATGTGGGACGTGGCTTTGGGCGTAGTGTTTGTCGTTCTGATGATCTTTCTATGCCGTAGCGTAGGCAACGAATTGCGCAGAATTCATCATAGACGAAAACGCAGGCGGTAGTTTTTACCTTGGATACTTTGTCCCTCGCCCCTAGACTTGGGGCATGGGATTATGGCAGAGAGTTTTAAGTCTCTTCAAAAGTACATCGGACGACTTCCCGCCCGAGGCGTTCACCTTGGGTGGAGACGTAGACACACGTACCCAAGGCATGGCCGGTGTGGTCATGCGTACTATCTGGAGTTACGTAGCAATCCGAACGATTGTCAACAACGCTCGGTCGATACCGATCACACCGCAGGTTATGACCAAGAGTGGTAACTACGTAGAGGTTGATACCGAAGATCCGTTGTATAAGTTGGTCTCTGATCCCAGTCCGTTTCAGATGTGGGATGACTTCATGGAGGCCACGATCTGTTACCTCAAGATATTTGGGGACGTTCCTATCCACGTACAACGGACTGGAGACGTGCCCACATCGTTTTATCCCATGAGGCCGGACCTCACAACCCTACAGGCATCCAAAGACAAAATCGTAGCAGGGTGGGAATTCGACCGCGGTGCTGGGCGGCCGGAACTATTCAAACCTACAGATATTGTGATGGTCCGAGAGTTCAACCCGGAACATCCGATTCGAGGGTATTCGTCTAGTCGAGCCGCGCAACAGAGTTTGTTAGCGGATTTTCACGCGGCAAAGTACAACGTCAGATTTTTCAGTAACCACGCTTTACCTGGGGTAGTTCTGCAGACAGAACAGAAGCTACCTGCAACCGTGCGTCGCCGACTGCGTGCAAACATGCGAGCGGCATTTGGTGGTAGCGACAAAGCTCACGGTCTGGCCATTCTCTCCAAGGGACTAAACATCAAAACCGTAACTCCTAGTCATAGGGACATGGATTTCGGTAACTTGATGCACGACGCAATGACCCGCACCCTGTTAGCCTTTGGTGTTCCGCCCGGAGTAGTGGGTATCACGGCAGATTTGACGAACTCCAATCTACAAGAGCAGCGTCACTTGTTCCTGGTGAACACCCTTCAGCCCACTGTAGAAAACATCTTACAGAAGCTGAACAGATTCATCTTCAACCCCATCGGCATGCGGCTCAAGCCCAACTTCGAGGGGGTGTTGATAAGTGCGCAGACTCTCCACGACCGCAAGATGGAACATCGCGGTATTTGGCGAGACGGTCTTATCACCAGAGACGAAGCACGAACAGCCCTTGGATTTCCCGTAATGGGGGGAACTGTTGGTGCAGAGCTATTTCCGATTACGGCTAGTAAAGTAGCTAACCCTAGTCCCGAGCTAGGAGATACTCTGAACACCGAGGACCGTTTCACAGACAATCCCGACACAGGAGTAGATCCTACCCCTGCAAGTGTTGCTGACGATCCTACCGGGACTATCAAAACAGAGGACTGTCCAAGAATTCCCTTGCCTAATAGACTACCGTTCCAGTATTTCAATAAGCCACAGAACGGCACCATGCCGCCTATACCGTCTTTTCAGTGGGCCTCAAGATGAATAAATCCGTAGTACCGTTCAAGAGCTACCCACTAACACCCAAGGGCGCATGGACATGGGATAGCAAAGTTCAAAACGCTATCATCAAGGTCGGGGGTTGGGGCCTGTACAAACAAGCCCATGCCTGGGCAAACGCAGAATCCCCCAATATCAAGTCGTCGTACAAACTTCCTCACCACGAGATAATTGGTGGGGAACTATTTACAAAGTGGTCAGGTGTGAAAGCTGCTATGGGCGCCCTTCTAGGCGCCCGCGGGGGCACAGATATCCCCAGTGCCGACAAACAGACAGTCTATAACCACTTGGTAAAACACTACAAGGAGTTCGATAAGACTCCTCCAGAGTTCAAGAAGCACATTCTGATTGAGGCAGTATTCAAAACTCTAACTCATCTTGCCGATGGAGCCCTAGAAGTCGAAACTCCCTGGGGAAAATCCACCGTCGAGACCTGTTTCATGGACGGAGAAGTCGAAGACGGATCACTCGTATCCGTGGAACTCATTATTCCAGAAGATGGATCTCTGGAGAAATCTTTGACTTCCACGGATTTATCTACCACAATGTCTTTTGCACAGGGGGAATCGGTAGTAGACGAAGTGTCAACTACTGAGACCCTACAAGGCGATGTGGAATCGGAGTTGTCTAAAATGCGTCGAGGTCCGAAACCGTCTGACAATGCTTTGGTAGCTTCTGCTAAGGAGTCTACGGACGGTGTTGTTGTTCTCTTGGGTAGGGCGTTGGGCGCTCGCCACGATAAGCATCGGACTATTGCTTTTGACAGCCGTATGGACGAAACCCAGCGCGAGCATGTAGCTAGGAGTTTGGCGTGGGATGTTCCGGCTGCGCGTAAAGCCGCGGGTGGATTCATTTTGGACATCCATGAAGACCATACGTTTGCCGCCGACACATTTTATGTTCTCGATCCGGTCAAAGAGAGCGTGTTCTGTTCTGAGGACCCAGACCCAAAGACCAACGCCCAATCCAAGGACCCCGCCTCAGAACTAGACATGGCAGTCAAATCAGACACCAAGACCTTTTTTGTCGAGTTCAAGAAGGTTCTATCGGTTCCTGGAAAGGACATGATTATCCGTTCGGTGGCTTATCCCTCCGACCGGATCGATGCTCATGGGGAGTATGCTTCGTTTGCGGATCTTGAGAAGGCGGCACACGAATTCAACATTCACTTCCGCGAGATCAACATCGAGCACACCGACCGCGAAGCGCCTGGGACTGCTGTGGCGGAGTCCTATATGGCCCGCAGCGCAGATGCGGAGATATCCGCGGACAAAGGTGATTGGTGTGTAGTTTTGCGGGTCAGCGACGAAGACACGAAGTCGGAAATTGCCGCGGGAGTATACAAGGGGCTGTCCATTCAAGGACGGTGCAAGAAACAACCTGGGATCTGCAAGGGCCAATCGGCTGTGCAGCTTACAGGGGTTACGATCAACAAGATATCTCTGGTTGAGAATCCGGCAACCAGACTCGCCTTTGTGGCGAAGAGAAAAGAAAGCGTCGGCCTACGCCCGGATACCGAGGCCGTTAAGAAAGGACTGGTCATGGAAGAGTTGAAGAAACTCCTGGATCTTGTCCAGACGGCCACGGTCGATCTTGGTCGTCTGGTGAAGGCAGAGATTCCGGTGCAGGTGCCGGAGTTCCCATTCCAAGCGTCGGAAGGACCTGATGCCGCCAAGTCGTACATGATGCGATTGCAGATGTCGTTCTTGGCGAAGTTCTTGGGGAACATCAAGACGAGTGTGGAGAACATCCAGAAGCAAGCGACTGATGCGGGCAAAGAGATTGAAACCCTTACGGGGCAGGTCTCGGAGAAGTCCGAACAGCTCGGCGCTTTGGGAGAACTCTGTCGCGAATACGAACGTCACCCCGACATCGATGCCATCCGCCAGATGATCATCGGCGAGAAAGCTCCCGCC